ATCAGCGGCTTCTGTTGCCGTTTTTATTTCAGTGGAATAAGATCCCATTAATGCGGCAAGCCCTTTTACCGCATCACTTTGCGCAATAGTTGATTCTAAAGATACCTTTGCAGATACCTTCAACATTTTCATCGCGGCATCGGTCTCCGTAATACCAGCGGACATGACCTGATAATACCCTTTTGTTAAATTAGAAACGGAACCCAGTGTGGAAGATACACCAAGAATATCCTTACGCATATCACCAATGGAACGCGAAGAAACATTACCCAAACGATTGAGCGCGACTTCAAATTCCGCAAATTGTGAAATGCTTGTTTTCACAATAACGCCGGCAGCAACCACAGCGGCAGCTGCCATTAATTTAAATGCAGTTTGAACACGCCCCTGCATTTTTCCAGCGGCAACCCCGATCTTTGTTTGCGCCTTGTTCAAATCACGATCAAGATGCGCATCCTCTGCCCGTATTTCTATGTACGCCCCGCCTGCTTTTGTTGCCATCCGCTTATCCTCTTCCTCGTGACTTCATCAAGTCATACTTGGATAAAAACACAACCTTATCAAAACAGTCTTCCCGATTTTTAATTTTCCGCAATTCCATTTGTGAATGGAGTGCGCCGTGCATTAACGCAATGGGGCCGTCATTCCCCATAATATACTGGTCTCGCACCTGGAAGAAAATATTAATAGCATCCGTGTTTTCTTCCAGGTGTTTCGGCCTGCATTCATCACAAGGTGGTTTTTCTCCCTTCGCACCGTAGATTTCCATGCACCCTTCACATTGAGGCGCATATACTTCATACCAATCTACGGTTTCTTCGAGTTTTTTTCAGCCACCTCTTTCTGCTTCACACCAGCGTTCGCTTGGAGTTCCAGACACCTCGCCATGTACCTGTCAAACACGGGGACTTTTGAAAGTTTTAACTTATTTTCACGAGTGCATTCCAACGCATTTCCTTCCGCGTCGAAAAACCGTTCCAGTCCAGTAATAGCATAATCCATCATGTCATCCAGCTCCTGCTGCGCTTCGACAGAAAGTAAACTTTCGAAGAATTCAACGCGCTCCATTGCCCGTGTTTTTGGATTCAGCACAAACTCATGCCGTTTTGTTCTGGTTGCCATTCGTTCCTGAATAAATGGCACTGTGGAACGGAAACAAGCCCGCCCTGTTCCTGGTTTCGGATTATCATAAATAACCTCGCCAGTCGACAGCTCGATTCGAGATTCAAAAAACTCAAACCAATCTCCCTGTGATTCTGAAAAATCAAACACCGTCCCTTTTATCTGCATCGTAACTTCCTCCTTTTTAGTTAATAATTAAGTTCCATACGCGGTCATGACGGCACCGGAAACCTTACCCGCAAAATCTACCATCCCAAGCGCATTCTTTTCGAAAACGATGGAATCGCATTTTGTAGGCAGAATTTTACCGCCGGGCGCAACCGCCCAGAATTTTGTAGCGGTCTCATAGAAATACAGATTGGTAAGCTCTGATCCTGCCTTGCAAGCCGCCGCAAATCCAGCCTGTCCTGTCGTATCTGCCGGATCGTGATAACCCTGGAATGTTACTTCTCCCGGATCACCCGCACCACCAAACACAAAAGACTGTACAGAATCTCCAAATTCCGTATCCTCTAAAGTTTGCGCAGTGTATCCACTCATTGTCCACGTTGAAAGACCCGCAATTTTCACAGATCCGTACATCACCTTTGCTAACTTGCCGATAGTCGCTGCCATGACTTATACCTCCTGCCCTGTTTTTTGTTCATTTATATTCCGGCCCATCAAAACAGTTGATTCTAAATTCTGCCCCGGGAACCGATCGTACAACCATTTCCACATCTTCTTAAACACTTTCCCCGGCTCCCAATCACCAAAAAACCGAGTACAATAATGCTCTGCCCATGCGTCAATGATCCAGGCGCTGCCTAATTCATTTGCGCGGAGGCATGCATAAGTTCCGTACAAATCAAATCCTTCCAACTCTTCTTCAAAACGAAAACCAGATTTCATATTAACAATTATGGTACATTCATCAATACACGAACATTTTACTGGAAACTCATGTTCAGAAACAATCCATAATGGACTGCTCATGTCATGAAATTTTCCGCATAAAACTCCCTGTTCATCTTTTCCAACTATACCGGCAATCACCCAGTCCTCTGGTAAAAGCGCTATTTGCGCTTTGACTTCCTCCACCCAATTTTGCCGGTAATACATATCCTGATGTGTAAGAATGCCAATGGATGCACCATTCTTCTCAATCGTATTCAGCAACACATTCAGCCCTTTTGTAGCACTTTCCGGATCAAAAATAGTATAACATTGGTATTCACCAATCGATGAATTCCGCAAAATAAGATCAAGTCGCTTTACATCATTAAACATGCAACCAAATGCAATATGCTTATCCCATCGCCCCGGCTCAAAATAATTAAAAAGTGCGTAAAGATGAGGTTCGTACCGAATAGGGAAATTCTCTTTCAACCATATAGCCATCCTCCCATCAGCGCAGTGGTCTGTTTCCTCCAAATAGAGTTGTTTGAATATTTTCCCTTTGCAAATATATTGCTGGCCTGAAACATTCCCAATTACAATATTTTCCGGAGTTGCCAGCAAGGTATTTACCGGATACCGCCGCACATCTATCGCATCTATGGGGATAGAATATCCACGTTTCATAGAAATAAAAATAACATCATCATCCATTTGTCGGATAGTATCAAATACGCCCGACTCAACCATGTCGTCATCGTCAAAAATTACATAATAATCTTCATTACTAATCGATGCTCCTTGAATGAATGCGTTCTTACGCCTGTAACCCTCATTAATAAAACCAGTTTTTGGGGCATTGCCGGGAATAATAAATGGCTGAATCCACGGTTTGTTAAAAACATCCCCTTTTAATTCACTTTCAAAAAGTGTTGGGTGCCATATAATCCCCATCGGCTCATAATGTTGTATCAAAGTATCGAGAAGGTTAAACCGAGCAAAAGCAGTAACAACATGAATCTGTTTTTCCTTTAAACAAGAAGCTTCCATTACTTTTCCCCTTTCTGGGTATCTTGCTCCTTGTTATAAATCAAACCAATCCCATGTGTCTTTTGTTCTGACGGATCATCAAGAAACTCCACCATCGCTTTACCCGGAACTTTCTTTAATGTTTCCCATAACACCCCGACATCCGGCCAAAGTGGTTCCTGTAAATCATGGAAAGCACAGAATTTTGCATACTGACCAAGATTTTCATAATCCTTTTTTGGCCAAGGGGCGTTATGTTCCGCGTCGATAAAAACAAAGTCAAATGCTTGCCCCTTTATTTCATCACTCGTAACGGATTTGTGAATAAGCCACATTTCCGTGTTAATAATAATCAAAATCTCATCATCAAGAAGTCCGGTCGGATCAATACCAAGACACTGAATTCCAGGATTAAACCGCCTGAGATACTCCGAACAAAAAAGAAAATTCGCACCATAATAAATTCCGATCTCACAAAACGAATCGAGCTTGAAGGCACTCATATAAACAAGCAACTTTGCAATCTGATCCGGAGTCTGTCCCAACGTAGCACCCTGTCCAATAAACCGCGCCTCCGGGCCTGATGTATGCCCCCAGTCCATAATGCCAAAGGCGCGAACCAGATTTGCTACCACTTCCGCATCCTTTAATACCGCAAGCGGTAAGTTCCTTAATAGGTTTTGAACTACTACTATATTCTTATTTTTCATCCCTTGTTTCCCTTTTTTATATTATTTCCATTTTCAGATATGCTTTATCATTATAGATGTGTATCAATTCCCATCCCTTTGCGCCCAGCGCATCGAGATTAGGAAAAACTATTTCGATATCATCCACATAATAACGAAACTTCCTTTCTAATTTATTTGCCGCCTCCTCTTTTTCCTGCGCATCAAGAACTTTTACAAAGCAGGCATCACATAAAATCGGCTGTTCATTTTCCATTGCCTTTTCATATGCCGAAGCTATTATTTCTAATTTCTCTCCACAAATATCACAATCTACCTCTACTTTTGGATCATCCATACCTTCCCCCTTTTTTATTCTCTGCGGTCAAATGGAATCGTAATTGCGAAATGGAACCAGTCCTCTTCAATCCCCAAATTCTGAACCGACGCTTCGTCGCAATCAATTCCTCCAAATGCCACCAAATCAAATAATGCGGACAACGTATCCACATATCCCCTTGCCGTTGCTGTTCCCGTTTCCTTTGGTACGAATATACTGATTTGTATAATCCCAAAATGAGATTTTAATGGGCTTCTGCCAAACTCTAACGCTTCCGAATCCCCTGGAAGGATTGAACACCTGATAAATGCCGTTCCTGGCGTCGGGACGTAATACACGTTATCCCATGCAATGGGCGTTGCGCTCCATCCAGTGGCTAATCGGGATTCAATATCCACTCTCTCTTGAGCGTAGCTCATATCAGATCCTTAATTTGGTTTAATTTACGTTGCATTGAAAGTGCGGTATTCCTTATCCAGCCTTTAGCGGCTTGTTTGGATGATCCATATTCCAGTGGAAGTGCATACTGCAAATTGTTATGCAAGAACATGGTCTGTCCCAATTTGTATTGGGAAATGCCTTGCGACTGTTTTCCAAAATTTGCAGAAGTATCTTCCGTTGTGCTGGCGTCCATGGTACCTACAGAGGAACCCCAGTTTGCTTTAAATCTTCCGGTATCCACTGGGCTTTGTCGTATTACCTGGCGCAATCCATCCAATGCGATTTTCCGAATAAACTTCCCGCCATTTTTATTCACGGTATTTTTTATTTTGGTTTTCTCGAAAACAACTCTTGCCATTATGCGCTCCGCCGTGTCTGAAATATCCATAATGCCCTTGCCGGATCAATCCCTACAGCTTCCACTGTCCACTTTTGGCTATTAGAATCGGTAATCACATCTGTAATCTTCGGCGTCGGCGTTAAATTCAGATTCGGGATGGAGGCTTTTTGATCAGTGGCCAATATCACGCCGCCTGCCGCTGTAATCTCTTCCGACAGATAATCCTCGAACAGAATCGCCAAACTCGCATAGTCGGTATCCGTCGAGGTGAAACCTCCGGTGGCGGGATTATAGACGGCAACCCCCTTTGACGTATAGGTGCAGGTCAATGGAATATCCCCAATAATTTTAAACGCCGTTTTCGCCGCTTTTTGGACTACATCTGCCAAACCCATACGGATATACCTCTTTACAATTTAAATGGATTATAGACCGGAAAACCCCCACTCAGCCCCCTATTTCAAGGAGAATAATAAACGTCGGTGACTACTGATAAGTCCACCCCGGTCTCACTGTCCCAATTATCGCCTGCGGCGGTGCTGGTATTCCAAGTATCAGTATGCAACTCCGCTCCGCCACCTGTGTGGATAGTGTTGAATCTGAAACCCACAAACACCATGCTAAAATCACACCAGCGGCTACTATCATTACACCTTTCAAAAAAACATTTGGTTTCCTAATCAACTCCTATATCCGAATTACTTCAGAAGTTCCTTTGAGACTTATTTTTGATCCCAGGAAATGGATCATATTCCAAACAGCGTCCGCGATTACAGGCGAGCGGTCAAACTTATCAATTACAAGTTTAATGGAACCCACCCCAATTTCCTTGAATCCTGCGGTGTCCGGGTCTCCCGTTCTGTCCGCGATAGCCAGCAGCCGGGCAAGTTCAGATTGCGCATTTTTCACTGAAGTTGGGATTTCATCGCTATCAATGAAATTTCCATTTTTATCAATCATCCCAGATCGGGGTAAATCCCGAGCTTGGTCAGAATCCGTCTGCCAGCCGTCCCAGTCCATTTGCTCTTCCATTACCCGGCAAGACATTACCGCGTATCCATTCTTGGCGGCATCCTCAAGAGCAGCCCAAGTGGAATCATGCGGATTGGAAAGCACCCATTCCGTTATTTCCGCAATCGTCACATAACTATTAGCACCAGTGACTCCTGTTCCGTCTTCAACTACCACCGTTATCGCCATTTTAAATGCCTCGCCACGTTAAATGTATATAATCCTACCAATCCAGCAAACAAATCGATTCTTGCCCACAAAACCCCCACTCAGCCCTCCTTTTCCGAGAAAATAAACGCATATTTAGACCCGGAAAGGAGCAGGGTGGGAAAGGAGGAAGCGACCGCCAAGGGGTAACGATCAAAAAACCACCCTGCTCCAGAGAAAATATTACTCTGCGATCTTCGCAAACGGAATTGTATCTCCAAGTCCAGTCGCACCCATCTGGATATTCCCGGCAGATAGTTGAATATTAAAATCATATCCAGCCGTGGACGTGGTAGTGTTAATATCCGTTATCCATCTGTTATTCACAACAAAAATATCATCCGATTCATCATCAATCGCCATACCAACTGCGCGAATATAATTATCAGTCACCCAACAATTATAAGATTCCGTTTCATTCCAGTCAATACCAATCGCGGCCGCAGATATGCGGTTATTGGAAATACGGATACTGTAATTTGGGTCAGTGTCATCGACAATCACAATTGCGGCTGTAGAAAATCCCAAACTGGCGGAAACCCTGGAAAATTCGCAATTATCAATAACCGCAAAATTGCTTTCTTCCATCTGTATACCAATTGTTGACAACGTACTTGAATCAAACAAACAGCCATGGAATTCAAGTCCCGCCTGCGTATCAATATCAAATATCGCAGTTGCCCCGGCATCAGTAAACATTAAGTTGTAAAACCGGCAACTCATATAATTAATAGTATCGGGGATTATCCACGTACCCGTAATACCAGCCTTACTGTAGCCATCATTAGCGCCGACACCAATAATATCAGTTTTCTGAGCCATCGCAGTGAAATCTTCCGTGATTTCATCACCACGGACATAGATAATATTACGAGCAGCCCACGCTCTATTTGAAGCAAGACCGATATTTGCATGACTCGCCGCCATGGCAGTTGAAAGCTTTTGATATGCAGTTGCCCAGGACGTACCGTCCCCAGAATCGTTAATTACATTACCGTCAACATAATACACCTGCCCGCCATTGCGCTGATTCGCGGCATCTTTCTGCAAATCCGTGCTTACGGTCGTGCTGTAAAGCGGCTGATTATATATCGCGGCGCTTCCTATCGTTCCCAAGAACAAACCCGTAACCAATGCTACGATTACGAAAATTGGGATTAAAAATCGTTTTTTCATCACATGCCTCCTTGGCATTTATTTTTTATTTCGTTCTGGAAAGTTTTGAAGATTTTATCGTTGTTTTCTTTTCCGGTTTTTCTTCTTCAACCTCTTCCGAAATTTTAACAACCCCAACTTCAACACTTGCTTCTGCTTCTATTTCAACATCTTCTTTATTCACATATAGTTCATGGATGTGCCTATCATACTCACTGGCATTGATTATAACGCACCCACCTTCCGCCGTTTCTGACACAATTTTAACAGTTTCTAATTTCATTGGTTCGCTCCTTTATTTTAGTAATGGAATGGGGCGGAAACTTAATCCCACCCCACCCGGTTAACCAGCCAGACGGCATGCTCTTTCCGGAGAAACTAAAGCGGTTCCCCACAGACAGTCAACATCCCAGATTGTCATTTTGTAGCCCCTGATCAATTCCAGGCGCATAATGAGTTTGGAAACAGGATCCTGAAGAACAACCGATTCCAGAACATTACCAGCAATTCGCTGCCCAAGCAGTTCTTTGATTCCGGCATCCGGTGAACGCATGGCAAGGCCAAACGCATCGCGGTGGAATCCAAGGTTGACAACGTGAGAAGCTTTCAGAGTAATCTCAGTTGCGCCGACAATGGCAACCTTGAGAGCAGGAGTAAATGTT